GGAAGTGGAACTGTAGAAATAATTCAAGATTTTATTTTTAGAAAACCTGTTCCATATTTTTATGGCGTAAAATATAGTTCCAGTTTATCTTTTCCTGTAACTTTTTTTTCTCCAGATGAAATAACTGCTCTAGATGCAAGTTATATTCAAAAATGGTTGTTTGGGGCATTAAATTATAAGGATTTAGCAATAGCTCAACCAGACATGGAGGGAATTTATTTTAGAGCAATTTTTACAGATCCACAGATCATAAAATCTGGAAATTTAATAAGAGGATTTTCTGGAATATGTATTTGTGATTCTCAATGGGTTCGAACATATCCTAGAACAATAACATATAATTATACAAGTGCTCCTTCAGGGAGTTCTATTGTTTTTTATAATAATTCACATTATGAGGGATATAATAAGCCCAACATTTCTTTTACAATGAATGCTTCCGGTGGTGATATTTCTATTGTTAATGTGAGCGATTCTAATAGGGAATTTAAATTTACAAATTTATCTCCATATGAAGTAATAACTGTAAATTCTGATTTAGGAATTATTGAATCAAATTTAGGATATAGAAGACTATCTAATTTTAATAAAAATTTTATGAGATTTAAAGATGGGTTGAATAATCTTGAACTTACAGGTGACATAACACAATTAAATATTACATATCAATTTATCAGACGTTTAGGAGGATAATATGCAGGTATCATTTGATATTTATAATCAACCTGAACGTCCATCAATTATTTTATGTAATCCAGATGGGGAACAGCTTTATTCTTTGGAATCCGCTTATAATGTTAAGCCAATACTAAGATTCAATGCTCAAAGCGAAATAGAATTTGATTTTCCAAAATATATTGACGGAGTGGAACTTCCAGGTTTTGAATATCTCCAATCTAAAAGGCTTGTTTTATTAGATGGAATAGGATATTTTATAATTGTAGATCCTGAAAAAAGTGATGATGGGGGAACTCCCATCAAACACATTAAAGGATTTAGTAGAGAATCTGAACTTGTTTTTAAGAGAATAAATACATTAATGGGAACATATAAATTATATGATGTAGATGATCCAACAAATACAGATACATTGGTGGGGTTGGTACTTTTTTATGCTCCAAATTGGAGTGTGTCAGAAATTGATTCAACCTTAATTGATTTATATAGAACATTTAATGTTACAGATACAAATTTATATCAATTTCTTACATCAGATGCTTCAACTGCCTATAATTGTTTTTTCATTTTTGATTTTTTGAATAGATCAATAAAAATATTAGATGTTGAAAGAGACATAACGGAAACTGATATTTATTTGTCTTTTGATAATTTAATAAAAGATCAGGATTATAATGAAATTAGTGAAGAAATAACAACTGCATTATATTGTTACGGTGGTGGAAATCTAACTATTAGAAATGTGAATCCGTTAGGAACAAATAAGATATATGATTTCTCTTATTATAAAAATTCTAATTGGATGTCTCAAGATTTAGTAGATGCGTTAACCGCATGGGAAAATAAAATCGAATTATATAAAGTGGATTATTTCGCATATTCTGTTTTATTAACTGATTATCAAACTGAATTAGCAACAGAACAAACTAGATTAGTGGAACTTCAATCACAATTGGCGGCTTATCAACAAACTTATGATGTGAGAAGCGAACAAGGATTAAGTACTACAGAAATAGAAGCATTAATTGATCAGCAAGAAATTTTAATAAATAATCAAAATCTTATTATTATTAATATACAAAATAATATTTCTTCTACAGCATTGGCTATGAGTAATATTAATAATGAATTATCTTTTACTAATACATCAAATTTTACAATAGATCAATATTTAAAACTTTCAAATTTTATATATGAAAATACATATAAAAATGAAAACATAATCATTACAAGTTTGATGAGCAATGCAGAAATTAATGCTCAAAGTTTAGAATTGTATAATGCTTCTACCGTTGTTCTTAGTAAAATGGCTGTTCCTAGATATCAAATTACACTTAATACAATAAACTTTCCTACAATTTTTGAATTTTCTTCTATGACAGGTCAATTTGTTTTAGGAGATCAAATAACGATAGAAACAGATAAAAATTTATTATTGTCTGCTACACTTTTAGAATATAGTTTTAATTATGAAGATCCAACTGATTTTTCAATAGTTATTTCAAATAAACAAAGAATAAATGATTCCAGTTTTATTTTATCTGATTATATTCAAAAAACTTTAAAGGTTGCTTCGGATGTTAGTTTTACAAAAGAGGCATATAATGATTGGAGTACGAATAAACCTATTATTATAGATAATGTAATGACTCCATCTGGAGTTTCTTCTTATGGAATAGTTGCTGAAAATATCAAAGGAGAAATTACAGCAACTCCAGATTTGAATATAACAAATATAAATTCTACAAGTGGATCGTCTAATTTTGTTTTAAATCAAGAAGGAGTGGTTTTACGAGAACCGACAATATATACCGTAGATGGTGGTGTTGGTATTAGTAGAGATATAGTTACTGCTGGAGGAGGCGTTGTTTCTTTTAGGAATGGAGTTTTTGTTAGCGGTAGTGGTTTAGCCGAAGGAAGTTCTGTAACAGTCATTGAAGATTTAACTGGTCAATCTGGTAGTTATATTTTTATAAGTGGAAGTTATATAACAAATTCAAGTAGAATTTATGTAAATGGAATTACTCAAATTAAAGATGTTCATTATACCGAAGTTCCTTCTAGTGGCGCAACTATGATTGATGAAATTCAAACTGGAGATGGTGTGTTATTTGAATATGTTCCGTTGATAGTTTAGAAAGGTGAAAAAATGAATTATGTTACTTTTTCAAATTTGAATAATGTATCTGAAATTAGTTTTGTTGCTGGAACAACATATACTTTAGAATTTATAATTTATGATGAAGATGGCGATCCAATAAATATTAGTAATGCTGATTGTACTTGGAATTTAGCTCCATTTGGTACGGATTATGCAATATTAACAAAAACGGCAAATATAATTACTACAAACAGTTTTGAAATTATTCTTTCTTCAGTTGATACAAAAAATTTATCTGATGGAAAATATACTCATCAATTAACTATTATTTTTGAAGATGGTGTTGAAGTAGTTCCAGCACAGGGAATTTTAGTTATAACAAAAAGGATAAGATAATATGACTACTCCAATTGCTACTTCTGCAAGTATGAATTTATATATTTCCTTAGATGATCATGTTGTTAGAACTGGAATTTTAAAATATTATGATCCTTTGATGTTTTCTAATTTATCATTAAAAACCCTTGCTGCATTAAGCACTATAAACCATACATTGCCTAGTGGAAGTACATTGTTGATTGATCAACCAGATGATCTTGAAAGGTTATTTTTTGACATATCGGCTTGTAGCAATAATACCTTATATTTCTATGGAAAAGATCACATTGTTAGAACTGGAATTTTAAAATACTATGATCCATTGATGTTTTCTAATTTATCGTTAAAAACTTTATCTGAATTAAATGCTGTAAATCACACATTGCCTAGTGGAAGTCCATCACCTAGAGTTTTGCCTGAAGGAATAAATTTTGCAACATTTGATTTAACAATTGAAAGTGGAGTTTAATATGCCTACAACTAATTTAAATTTATTTACATACAGCCTGAAAGCTAATGGAGATATAGGATTTGATGATTTAAGAAGTTTTATAAATGGTTCTGGAAGTTCTAGTAATATGATAAAGATAGATAATTGGGGATTTCAACAATCATTGTTTTTATCATCAATATTGAGTTCTTTTTCTGGATCTAATACTTTAATTAGTGGATCATTGAATTCAATGGACACTGTTTTGGCAAATAGTGGATCACAAATATCTGAATTAGACAACAGATTTGCTATACTTGGAACATTTACTGGAAGTGGACAAGCTGATTTTTCAAGTATTTCTCAAGATTATGAGCATTTACTTATTTTAGGGATTGCATCATCTGAACATCCATATCCTTTAACAAATATTGGAATTGATTTTAACGGAGACACAACGGGTAGCTCTTATTCAACTGTTCAATATGATAATTCTGGATCAAATAGTGGGGATGGTCTTTTTTATAATACTGAATCAATTTCATCTTCGGCTATTGGACAAATACTTTTGGGAAAAATAACTGGAAGCGTTATTCCTGAATATGGGGGAACTGTTTTTGGAATAATTCCAAATTATTCTGGAAGTGGTGGTTTTTATAAAACATCAATGGGATTTAATGTTATTGCGAGTGGATCTTATCAACAAACTATGGTTGTCGGTTCTGAATGGGCTTCTATTAATTTAACAGGAGGAGTATGGAAAAATAATGTTCCCATTGATAGAGTTAGAATTTTTGGAAGCAGTGGAAGTTCTAAATATGACTTTTTAGATGGAACAGAAATAACCCTATATGGACTTCAATAACGGAAAGGATGTGCTAATTAAATGACAACTACTAGCTCTTTTTTAAATTTAACTTTATATAATGGCACAACTGATCAAAGTGGAAGCTTTATTAGTTGGGTTAATGATATGACTGGATCATCTAATAGTAATATAACAAAAATTGATTCTTTTTCACAAGAGATAAGTGCTTGTACAATATCATTAAATTCTAATGTAAGCGGATCTGTTAATTTAATAAGAAATAATATTTCTATTTTAAGTGGATCTATTACTGCTTTATCTGGAAGTTTAATCAATACCAATCGTCAATTTCAAAAATTAGATGAATATACATATACTTCTGGAAGTCTTACTACTAATATTATAGATTTTAACAATATTCCTCAAAATTATACTAATTTATTAATTATGGGTACTACTGGAGTTGGGAAAAGATTAACTGCTTCTAATATAGTGATCGATTTTAATGGAGATGCGAATCAA